CCGAGTTAGTCGTAGCAGTAGCGTTTTTTCGAAACAAACTTAGCTGAACGTTTTTCAAAATACGCTCTTCAGACAACCGAATAAACATTGGGATGTTTCCTACAAACCCTGTTTCTTCATACTCAGTGTAATCTTTAATAGCCTGCTTTAGCTGCCCATATGTCATCGTCATGTGTTGATCTCCACTGTGCCAACCGAACCCACAGCCACTAAGTTGTTAGAAGGGGACAAGCCCTCTTGGTAATTAAACCCCACTGGATTCCAACCCCACTGTAACGCTCGTTGCTCTGCCAAGCCACTCTCTGGTCTTGGGTTGCGTAAGGCTTGTGGGTCAGGGCCAACTCTCGGAGGATATAGTTGCGGATGCTTCGGCTCAAACTCATCTGGCCCAACCAACGCACCCGTCCACTCCTGCTTCATGTCCCGCAAACGATAACGAAACCCGGACCTGTCCGAAATACCCCAAGCGTTTTTGTTAGAAGCGAACGACATTAGACCCTCAAATACCTAGCACTGGGCTGTAACTTCAACGGAACTCGGTCCTCGTCTTCTTCCGCGGCACGTTGAAACTCTTCTTCATACACCGCTTTTAATATCTGTATCCGCTCCGGAGCACGTTTCATAGAAAGGTAGTAAGATAAACCTGCGACCATGCAAGGATAAAAACGGAAAGGCATGTCAGTAGTGTTGACCAACGCATCAGCGTCCTCGATCCTTTGAACATAGTAGTAAATCAACTGATCCGTGGAGTTTTCTGGCGTTTGCCACAAGGTTATTACAGGATCGATCTGCCTGTTAAAGTAAAATTGAGACGGACGACCTTGATCAGTCTTGTTCGGAAACGTCAGATAGTCGCCCCGACTGATACGCTCTACCTCGTAATCCGTGCCATCCCTGCGCAAAACCATCTCCAACATACCAACGACATCCGCCGTCAACGTATAGGTGGATGTGCCTTGCACCAAGTCAGTCGTGCCTTGCGCCACGGTCCAGAGGTTTAAACCCCTGTTTGCCCAGTCCGCAAACATCAGGTTCAGAGACCGACGTGCCGTCCGAGCATCATACCCAGTGCGAACCTCTAGTCCGCACCGCTCATACGCCTCCTCAATTATCTCACCGACATCGAGGTTGAAATCTCTTGATCCTGAAGTTGCCATTATCTACACCATCTTTGTGTCACGAACACCGCGACCCGCCATTACACAGCCGCCGTTTTTGTAGCCTTTCTTGACCATGCCGCCGCCCATGTAGCCTTTCTTGACCATGCCGCCGTTCTTTTTCTCGATTACGCCACGACCAATCAACACATCTTTTTTAGTGACTTTTCCGTCTCCGCTTAGATCTTTCATAACATACTCCTTTTGCTTCTCAAAACACTCTCACCAAACCACCGTTGGCTTTTTTGTTCTTCCAACTAATACGTTTAGAAGACTTTTTCTTTTTTGCAGCAGAAGTACATTGCGCTTTTGTGGGACGACAAGCGGGATAACTCTTGCGTTTCTCCCCCTTTTGACGACCACAAGGCTTACCAGTTTTACAATCAATCCAACCTTTACCGTTGTTTTGAGAAAACCATTTACGCAAGGAGTTCTTTTCTGCCATTAAAACGTCCTCGTACTTTTCCGTCTACTTTCTTCGACGCAACCGCAACCAGAAGCAATCATCCCCCCGTTACGATAACGATTACGAGCAGGGCGTTTAGGGTTGTCCACGGCTGCGATTAAACCGCCTTCCGCTTTTTTAGTAGAGTTTCCCCAGTTTGCGGCTCCGACCTTTCGACACTTTGACAGGGCCCCCGACGCGTAAGCGCTGGGCCAAACCTTGTACCGAGCCTTTACTTTTCGGTAACACGCGTCTTTTTTTGATTTTTTCTTTGCCATTATTTCGTCCCTCTGGAGGCTTGGATATCTGGAACGACATTGATGTTCTGCTTATGCTCATTGTATCTCGCACTTCGTACCAAGAAATCTTTCCACATGGGTTTGATCATCTCGTAGTTTTCACCAACTCTATAGCTAATCACCGCAGTCTCCGCTTTGAGTTGGTACAGTTGTAATGCTCCCCAACCCAACAGTCCGATAGTGATTACAGATGCTAAATTATTAAAATCAACTCTCATCACCACTGCCTGCATGACCAATACTTGGCCTTTAGTTTATCTAGTGTACCTTTGTCACAACCATGACGGGCCCTAAACGACTTGCGCCGTTTGGGGTTTGATTTTTTGATAGTCATATTGGCATCCCCAAAACGAACTATCTTCTCTTTTCCTTTGGCACATGCTTTCACAACAAACTTTTTACCGCCAGAAACCTGACGTTTTGGTTTGTTGCATTTCATTTTAGCTTTGTCGATCTTAGCCATAATCACCCCTAAATAAATAGCAGCGGGTTTCCCCGCCGCTAAACCTAACCAAACATCCCCGTAATCGAAGTTATGTTAGTAAGGGTGACATGACACTCGTCCGCAAAGATAATGCCGTGATCTGGAATAGTTACCTGAACCCAATCACTGGTGTTAAACACCAGATCTAACTGAGTAGCTCCAGCACTGCCATTCTTAAACACTACCTGCGGAGAACCACTACCAGCCGTCTTTACCGTAAAAGACTTTAGCCTAGTGCGGCCCGACTGTAATGTTCCCGTTGCTGTAGCTGTTTTGGCAAAAATAGAAGCAGCCATAGTGCCCTCCTATTAACCAAGGTTGTTGTTTTGAGCATACAGAATAGTAACGCGAACTTCTCCTGCATTCGTCGCAGCAGAGTTTGTGACCGTCAAACGAATATCAGCAGAACCTGTGTCTTCCCACGCTAACGCGGCCCCTGCTTGAGTGGTCGGATATTTCCGTCCAGCAGTGGTTCCAATAGCAAACGTATTAAGGATAGATGTCGCGCCACCAACAGTGTCTCCAACACTAAGATTGGTTGCTCCACTCGCTGCGGTAATTACATCAATTACACAGTCAATAATCTGGGAGTTTGCTGGTATAACTACATCAGTAGTGTCCGCCGCAATCGCTCCGTTTGACAAGTCTGCTGCAAATGTCTGAGACATTACAACCTGACCAACATTAGCAACGTTGCTGCCCAGTGTTGTGCCAGTTGTATGCCTGATTGTACCCGCTTTAATTGGGCCTGAAAAAGTAGATGTTCCCATGTCGATCTCCTGTCTGGGTTAGTCAACGGCACCATGCCGTTGTCAGGGATAACTACAATATACAGAAAATTAAACAAAAAGAAAGGGGCTACCGAAGTAGCCCCAGTCCAACAGGGAGGAGGTATGAAAAGTACCTACCTCAGTATCATAACACAGTTTACGCTCCGGGGGAACCGAATACGCAACGTGGATCGCTGAAGCCGAAGCTATAGCGTTCACGGGCTTTAAAGCGCATGTTGCCTGTGTCAAAGTCAGCTTCCATGTTAGTGGACAGCGCAGCACGCTCGAAGTGGATAAACCCACGAGGAGCATCTGTCATAATGAAGAACGCATCAGGATCCGTTAAGAAATCGTTGACCGCGTAACCTTGCGGCAACATTCCCATGGAACGAAGTGCGTTTACATCATTGTCCGCTGTACCAACACGCAAGTTAGAAACCATCAAACGTTCTGCTACGAACTGTAGCTGACGTGGGATGACTAACTTTGTGCCGCGCAATGCGACTTTAAGACCACGCTCGTCAACAAATCCCGCGATGTTGATCAGGGCATCTTCAAGAGATGTCTCGTTCAAATCCGCAGCAGTTGTTGGTTCGTTGGCAAACGTACCACCTGAAGTAAGTGGGTGGTTAGTTGCACAAAGCGCAACACCGTCACCACCAGCAGATGCGCCAGCAGTGAATGCGTTGTTAAGGATAGCAGCAGCCTTAACTTGCTTTGTGTGTGCCATTGAACGAGCCAACGCACGAGTGTAACGCGAACCAAGACGATCATACAGATTGTCTTCGATAGCTTCCTCAGTGATAGAGAATGCCAACGCGATAGTTTCGTGGTTGTAACGAGCAGTGTATGCTTCGTTAGCGTCGTCAAAATTGATCGCAGAACCTTCCGATTTGGTAGGTGCCGCTCCGAACCCAGACAACATCACTTCCTCTTCGAATGCTCGATCAGAAGATTCTGTTGTAAAGATCTCGGCGTGTTGGTTTTCGTACTTGTTGTACTCCATACCAAACAGCGCGTTGAGGCCCGGTTCTAGCTCTTTCGCTAGTTGTGCGCGAGAAATAGCCATTCTTTAGACCCCCTATACGCCAGTAGTTGACGGAGTACCAGCAGCAATACCACCGTTGGCGGAATTGAAACTGTTATTCAGTCGAACAATTAACGGAATGCCAGCAGCGGTAAAGTCACTGTTTTCTGGATCATCTTGGATACCCATGATGCGCAGTTGCAGTGCCGCAGTGGCGGCGATTGTGCTGACTCCCAACTTAGCTGTGGAGATACCAGTAGCGGTTGTGCCGCCAGTAGCTGTAGCAAAGTTTGCGTTTGCGAACACATGACCGCGAGCAGTTGCTTCACTTGTTAATGAAGCGTCTGATGCGATAACGTATGTTTGCATCGGGTTGTCATACACGAAGGCTTTGACGGGATGGTTTGAATCCGCGCCAGAACCGGGCCAGCTATTTGAGAAAATAGTTTCACCAGTGGTAGACGAAACGTATTCGCAACCCCAGAAAACACCTAGTAAACCTACAGTTCCACCAGCAGCCGCGCCAACAATATCAATAAAGCCTGTTGACAGCGGGATTACGGGTGAACCTTGATAGATCGCGTTAGTGTTTCCAGAGGCGATACGATATTCTGTCGCACCAGTGGTGTTTGTAGCCTGACCGACTACACCAATCGGACGAAGTCCGAAAGCACCGTTAGCGTTTGCCATAGTAGCAATCCTCTATTTTAGTCGGAGTCTCTGCGAGAACCTCCGAATGATACACGACTTTGCCGACTATTACTTATCGGCATCGAAGGATGTTGTTCCTTCATAAGGTCCTGATCTACAGCGGTCATTTGTTCTCGGGTTCTGCCCCCGTAATATGCAGTTCTTTCTTCCACCGTTTCAACAGGTATACGGCACAGCATCAAACCACCTTGACCAATCACGCCCTCATATCGACCATCGTCAATAGTGGGGGCCTCATAGTCCGGATACTCATCTTTACGGACAGGTTCCCATCCTTCACGCAGCTTGGCATTGACATTCATTTTGTCTTCCTCGCCACGCATTGCAACTCGTACCCAACGATGCACAAACCCATCAGGTGGAGTCGGTGCCTCAAGGTGACTGGGCGGTGCCCATGGTTTTCTGCGCGATTCATTCTCTCGCGTTTTAGTGGTGCGGGATGTTCTGTCAGCCATGTTCTCAGTCCTTTACAAATTTAGCGTATTCTTCAAGAGGTACGCCGAGCTTCTTTGCAATAGCAACTTGAGAAGGCGTCAGCTTCACCGACCTGCGCCCCGATTTGGTACTGCGGGATGCGGAAGAAGCAGCGGATGCGACCTGACTTCTTTCCCCCGATTTCTTAGCCGTCTGAAACTTGTGTGGAAACTCCACACGCAGACGACGATCTATTTCAGTATAATACTCATCGCTCTCCGGGTCAAACCCTTCATCTTCGATAAGCGTAGCGTGAATAGCATACGTTGCAGAAGTAAGCATTCGATCACTTCCAAACCACTCGTTCTTCTGCGCCCAAGCCTCGGCTTTTGGGTCAGGTTTAGGGGCTGGTGGGGGAGTAACCGGAGCCGCTGGGGCTTCCTGTTGAGCAGGTTGCTTGGCCTCGCGCTCTACCCGAGCTTTGGCTTGTCTGTGCCGCTCCATCTCGCTGTTGAGACGCGATAACTTTTCTTGGGCTTCCAGCATCTTATCACTGTCGCCTCTGTCAGCCGCGTCCTTGTAGGCCAGTTTAGCGGAACTCATCTCGATGTTTAGACGGTTTCCGTACTCTTGGACATACCCACGGTCCAAAAGTTTTAAACGGTCTTTCATCTTCTTGTTTTCTTCCATTAACTGAGAAGACAAACGTAAAGCCTCTTGCTTATCACGCTCTTCCTTACGGTACTTGTCAGTCAACTTTTTTATTCGATTCTGAACATTCTTGCTGTAGTCGGTAAGTTCATCATCGGGACTCGTCTCTTCTTGTTCCTCGACAACAGTAACTTCTGGTTCAGCTTCCGATTCTACAGGTTCAGCAGACTTAGTCTCCTCTTCCGGAGCAGTCTCCTCGATCTCTACTTCGATTTCCTCTTGAACTTCTTCAGACGTGTTTGACATCATCGGGCTCCAGTATTGTTGCAATTACCTCATCGTCATTGATGATGCGAACTTCGCCGCCATCAATTTTAAATCTGGAACCAGAGTAACGACCAATGCAGACCCACTGCCCTTCCGCACACCATGGGTCACCGTACTTCTCGGTGTCGCTATATGCTAACGGACCTAGCTTGAGGACGTATGCTACTACTGTAGCAACCGTTTCGCGCTCCCGAACTTCGTCAGGGAGATGCAGTCCACCTTTTGTTTGCATTGTTCCTTGATACGGCATTACCAAAATGCGCCACCCGGTGGGCTGGGGTAATCGTTCAAGAAGGGGTTTATCAAGAAGCGAAGGCTCTAGCACTCGGTCTTGAGTATTTACATACGCGCTACCAACTTCGGAAGAAGCAGAAGATTTTTCTGCCTTTTCTTTGTTCATTTTCTGCGCGACGTGATCAGGAAGATATAATGTCTTCGACATCGTCAGCGTTTCTCTCCAGCAAGGACTTTATTTCTTCTCTGGCAAAAGAGAGTCCCCGTACCTCTCCTACCATCATCTTATAGGTCTCCCAGTCTTTGGCAGACCCGTTGACTAATGAACGTCCTATGTCTGTTTCACGTTCTTGCAACAACCTATACACATGTTTTGCAAAGTCAACAACATCCATTATAGGTTATCCCTGTATTCCTCTTGTAAGTCGGATGTAATCGGACCACCCTCTACCCACTCGCTGCATGTGTTATCACTCATACAGGAAAACTTTAGCAGTTGACAATACCCAAGATCCCCGGAGTCATCCCCGATACAAGCCAGCATATCCTCTGTTTGATTGTACATACCACAGTTCCCACACTCCGCGTCTGTGGTAGCGGGGGCGTAGTTGTATTCTGCAATCGCAATGTCTTTGTTTTCTTGGTTTAACTCTTCATCTTGCGTTGGGAGCGGACAACTCTTACCGTCGTCATCGCTCTCCATTTTATCTACAGGCATCCCGTCAGGAAGCACACTGATCATAATTGTTGTCATTAGTAACACTTCCCACGTTTAGGGTTATCACGGACATCGGCAACACGGACCTCGCCACCTGATCTAAAGCTGCCCTCAAAGTTCTCAAGAGTTCCCTTACCATTTTTACGGGTACTAAACATAGGGGGCAGCATTCTATCGGGCGGCGGTTTCCCAACAGGAAGTTTTTTGGTGCCTAGTTTTTTTGACATGTTTCTTTTGTAAGGCATTTGAAATGTTTTAGTGCCACCCATCGAAGTGGGCGTATCCGGATCGTTGGGTATCTTTGGGGTCTTTGGAGCAACCTTACCACC